AGGTAGTTTGCCTTATTCAATGTTGGAAGAGGAAATTGCGGATTACTTGATTAACGATGTAAAAAATCATTTTTCAGGACGTATAGTCGTAAATTTTAACAATGGAGTACCAACCGAAGAGCAACAAAAACAAATTAGTTCTAAGGTAATAAACAAACTTACCGGAGCAAATGGTAATCCAGTAATCGTTGCATTTAATCGTAACGCAGAAAGTAAAACTACAATAGATTCTATTCCTTTAGACAATGCTCCGGAACATTTTACCTACTTAAGTGAAGAGGCAATGCGTAAAATAATGCTTGGACATAACGTAACATCTCCGCTTATTTTTGGTGTAGCAAGTTCAAACGGATTTGGTTCAAATGCTGACGAATTGCGCAACTCGATTATCTTATTTACAAATATGGTAATTACACCAATGCAGAATGAAATACTTGAGGCATTCGATGACATATTAGCGTTTAACGGAATCAGTTTAAACCTACAATTTGAAGATTTAAATCCATTAGATTCGGAAGGTGACTTAACTAATAACGAAGGCAGCAAAGTAATTGAAGGTATTAATTCATTATCACCATTGGTTGCAAATAAAGTTCTTGAGTCAATGACTCCAAACGAAATTCGTGCATTGGTTGGATTAGCACCCGAACAAGGAGGGGGTAATTTGAAAGACGCAAACGCATTTGGATTGAGTAAAATAGACCCTACAAGTTTTTCAAGTGATTTGGATTTGGAAGAGTGGGAGTTAATCGATAGTAGAATGGTCGATTATGAAGAGGAAGAGGAAAACGATAATTTAATTAATAAGGCAAATAACCCAAGTTTATTAACTAAAGTTTTGCATTTAGCATCTACCGGAGTTGCATATCCAAAAAGAAATTCTGAACAAGATACTAAATTATTTAGGACTCGTTACAGATATTCAGGCGGTGGTGCAGGAGAACGTGAGTTTTGTCAAAAAATGATGGCTGCAAATAAGCTATATCGTAAAGAAGATATTATTAAAATGGGCGAAATAAATGTTAATCCTGGTTTCGGAATGAGACCAACACCAAATGAGCCTTATTCAATTTGGTTATGGAAAGGTGGCGGTTTGCTTTCTGAGGAATATCCAAACGGAACTTGTAAGCATTTTTGGACTCGTGAAACATATAGAAGAATAGGTACGGATATTACTTCTCCATTAGCTAAAAAAGTAACACCATCTGAAGCAAGAAAAGCAGGTGAAATTTTACCAACAAACGACGCAAGAATATACAAAGCGCCACACGATATGAAATAAGATATGGCAGAAGCATTACTAATTACCCGAGACGACATCGTAAGATATACAGCATTAAATGGAAATGTCGATGTAGACAAATTTATTTCGTTTGTCAAAATTGCGCAGGACATTCATATGCAAAATTATTGCGGTACAAAGCTACTTGAGAAGATTAAAGCTGACATTATAGCGAATACTTTATCAGGTAATTATTTGTCGCTTACAACTACCTATTTAAAGCCGATGTTAATACATTGGGCAATGGTTGAATATATGCCATTTGCAGCGTATACAATAGCTAATAAAGGAGTATATAAGCATAGTTCTGAAAATAGCGTTAACGTAGAAAAGAATGAAGTAGATTTTCTTATTGAAAAGGAACGAAGTATAGCGCAGAATTATACAGAACGATTCATTGATTATATGAGTTTTAATAATGCTTTATTTCCTGAATACTATACGAATTCAAATAACGAGATTTCACCCGATTCAATGAATAATTACACCGGTTGGTATATCTAAATTAAAGACAATATGGCAAACACAATAGGATGGGGACAAGCAGCGGTAAATAATACCATTGATTGGGGTAAAGGAAAAACGAATAATACGATAGGATGGGGTACAATTTATAGTTCGTCACCTTATGGGGATACTGATTTAATCGGAACACCTGCAACAGACGCAGACGCAGACGCATTTATTACTGCTGCTGCGATTACTGATACCACACAAAAGAGAGCAATTGATAAACTTGTTGTTGACTTAAAAGGCTACGGCATTTGGACAAAAATGAAAGCAATCTATCCATTCGTAGGAGGAACGGCTGCACAGCATAAGTATAATTTGGTTAATCCTTCTTTATATCAGTTAACATACTCTACTGGTTTAACACATTCTTCTTTAGGTATAAAGGGAAGTGGTTTGTCTTATGCGAATACTAACTACAAAAACACAATATTAGGTGTTGGGCAGAATGATATTTCAGTAGGTGTTTATTTGCAAAGCTGGAATATAAATCAAACGATGCAATTTGGAAATTTTGGCAATTTCACTTTGTACAAATCAGGAATAAATAATATTTCTCCGCTTATAAATAATGCTTTTGTTTTATCAATTCCTACTGCTTCTAGTAATGGATTTATGCAATCATCAAGAAATAATTCTGCCAACTTATTATTTAAGCACAAAAATAACACAGTAGCTACATTTGCTGTCGCATCAAGTGCATTGAGCAGTTTAGACGTATGGATTTGTAGAGCAAATGCATACGATGGTACAAACGATTATATTTCCTTTTTCTATGAAGGTAATAATTTAAACTCTGTTGAATTAGACAATATGTATACGGCTGTTCAAACATTTGAAACAACTTTAGTAAGACAAATAGTATGATAGGAAGACAATTTACAGTAGAAAAAGCAAATGAATTAGAAGATGTGTTTTTTAATGAGGATACATTCTTTCACTTTGCTAAAGATGAGAATGATAATTATTTTCTTGAGTTAAATGAAGAAAATGAAAACGATTTGGCGCTGACTGAATATGCTTGGATTTTACAATTGCCATTAACAGAATTTGTACCGAAAGTAAATCCAATGCCGTTTTGAAATTAACGAAACCAAAAATTAAAGACATTCAAAAGTTGAAAGTCTACCTAAAAAAACTTGACAATGGCAGAAATAAAGATAAGTGATTTAACACCGAAAGGAGCGAACTTAATAGCAACGGATTTACTTGTTGTTTCCGAAGATATTGGTGGCGGTTTATACGAGACTAAATCCATTACGGGTGACGAGGTATTGAATGCCGTAGCAAAAACTGCAGTAGCGGTAAGGAATACAACTGGCGCAACTATTTATAAAGGAACAATTGTATACATCTCTGGAACATCAGGTGGAAAAGCATTGATTTCCAAAGCAAAGGCTGATAGTGAAGTAACATCTTCTAAAACATTAGGTGTTGTAACTGCTGACATTGCAAACAACGCAAATGGAAATGTACTTACAAATGGTTTATTGACCTTATTAGATACACGCACAACGGCTACACATCCATTTACAACAGTTACTTTAACTATTGGAGATGATTTATATTTGTCACCAATTACGGCAGGATATGTGACAAATGTAAAGCCAATTGCACCGAATCACAACGTGTCTATTGGTAAGGTTTTAGAAACATCTGCGACTACCGGACAGATTCTTTATTCAATTGTAAACGGATATGAACTTGGTGAACTACACGATGTAGATACAACTGGCGCAACAGATGGAAATATCTTAACTTTAGTAGGTGGTATTTGGAAACCTAAAAACTACCTTGACGGAATCGTAATGCGAACTCCTGATTTAACAAAACAATATTTAGTATCAATTAACAACGCAGGAAATCTAATAACTACACTTATACCATGACAGAATCTTCTTTTGACCTAATAAAAAAACATGGTGCAACGGGTGTGCTATTTTTGTGGCTAATAGTTACCAATATGAAAGTAAACGAAATCGAAGGACGGCTTTACGATTGTTTGGAGGATTCCGCTCAAGCAATGCGATACGATAAAACACACAAACAATATGAAACACCAATTCAGTACTTCGCTATTCTACAAGATAAAAAAAACAAGTATGCAAATCGTAAAAGATACATTAAAGCCTAAAGGAAAGTACGAAATGAAGCGTATAGCAGCGTTTATATCGTTTCACTTTGCCGTAATTTATGCTTTTATTCCTATGTTTTGGCTAGCATTTGAAGTGAAAGAATTTGTATTTTGGGGATTCCTTGCTTATTCAGGTACGGCAATAGGATTGAATGTGTACAATAAAAAAATAGATAAAGATGCAGTTTAATTACAAGCAATTTCTAACGTGGTGTTTCACGTTATTGGTGTCACTTTACGCTATGTTTCTACTTTCGGGATGTACTGCTTCATATCACTACAAGAAAGCGACTCAAAAGGGCTTTAAATGCACATTAGTAAATGATACTATTGTAATTGATAGGATAGATTCTGTAATAATTAATGGTGTAAAAACGTATTATGTCACGAAAGTTGACACAATA